CTCGCACGATCCAAAGTACAAGCGTAACAGATACCACAACTATCTTCTCGCAATAAGTTTGCTAGGTAATCCAGTACTGGCAAACACGAGTAATACAGCAGCTCCCAGTGCCTCTGCATCAGGAAGTGTATCAAACTTTGCCACGCAGGTTTTGGGTGGTCCGATGGTAGAAAATTTTTATGGTAATGGGATCAAATGTTCAGGCCCACAAATGAGTCTCAGTCCTTTCGTGACCACATCCATTAATCAAAAAAGACCATTCGATTATATATACAACACTCCTGTTTACGATACTACAGACGCAGATGATGATGGAGTGCCAGATAACCCAGGAGATATTCTTTATTATCAGGAAAATTACAGTGGTAATAAAGACTCTCTAGGTCTTAACTTTGGATTTGCCCTTACTTTTAATATTCCATTAGATAAAAGATTTCAAGATTCTTGTTTGAGTGCTGCTAATACACAGATACAATTGCAAAGAATGGAATTATCAAAGCAACGATTAAATTACGAATTAGCACGTTTAAAAAATTGCGGAGAATTAAAGATTGCTGGTATTGAATATGCAAAAGATTCTCCTTACTATGATTTATGTAAGGACGTTATTGTTAGAGAAAAGAAAGGACAAGTTATACCACATACTCATAAATTAAATTTAAAAAAGTAGATAAGTTCCTTCCAAAGACCTACCTACTTTTTTTGTAGAGAGATTTCCTATGCCTAAGAAACCATAATCATTATAGCAAATGTTTTCTTTTTGTAACATATGTAATATAAATTTGACATAAGAAAGATATATGTTTAATGCAGGAAGGTCCGCAAAGGATGTAAACACTAAACCGCAAAGGTATTTTTTATGGCACTTAATAGCTATTCGATTTTACTCACTTCAATCGCTTGCCAGTTCTACGATCAAGAACTGGACTTCTTATCTTTTTTCTTCGTTAACTTCTTCACAATCTGTTTCACAATCGGTTTGACTGCATTAAGTAATAGTGGAGTACTGGCAGCAACCAAGCCAATAAAAGCAGTAGATATAACAGTAGAAATTTCTGGAATTGAAGGGAACGTCTTCATAAATCGTGGTGCATATAGTTCCATCTTCGCTTCTTTTGTGTCCTACAACACGTTCCAACCTCTTTTCGTTACGAAAATCTCCCACTCTTTGATCTTTTTTACCAGGACATTCTACGAATACATCCTCTTTATCTTTAGGTGGTTCATACTTACTTGATTCATTTGAAGGTTCAACAAATTCTTTTTCCTGTTTATTAGGAGTCTTAGACTCTGTGTAAGTAAATTCATTAGGGTTATATTGCAATGGTTCAAATGACGGGATAATGAAATTACCACATTCGCTGTACGTTCCATATTCATCTTTTTCATTATCAATCAAACTCGGTAAATTGTTTCTATGTACTCTTACACAACCTGGTATATCTACTTTTGGTTTATAAATAACATCTAATGTTGGAACGTAAAGTTCCCATACAGGTATTTTGGGTATATTTATTTCTTTTATTTGGATTCTATGTATATCAATCGTAGGCATACTTAGGCATACAAACCTGTACATCACAATGACATTTTGGACAGGATAAATTAGTTACCATTGTGTATTGATCTTGCAAATGAGGCAAACAATCCTCATCTACACTATCATCTCCACCCCAAATAAGCTCTGTTTTGCAATGCCAACAGTTCATAATTTCATCTTAGGGATAGTCATAGATGGCCCAGTTGTTTTTGGTAATGCGTTATCCATCACGTTAGGCAACATACCTTTTACATTGCCAAGTATCTCGTTCATTACTCTTGCCTTGAATTGTTCTGAAGTTACATACTTGTAACCAAAGTACGCTCCACCACTCATCGAAGCTACCATTACAAATGAGATGATACTCAAAACATTCGCTATTTTATTAAACATGGTACGTTTTGCATTAATAAAGGCTATGTCTGTAATGACAATAGCTGTGTTATTTCTAATTATAGGCTTAACACCTTTGTACGTCACGTTAGGTTTAATGCAACGTCAGATGATAAATAAAATTAAATAGCTTATTGTTCTTCTTCATCTGGTTTAAGTATGTCTTCAACAGCAGCAATGCCACCTTTTAATTCAAATATTCTTTGCTTACAATTATCAGCAACCTGATTAGCTTTATTGTAATTATCTACTACCTGTTGTAATTCAGAATTAAGTGCTTCTAACTTTTGCTGTGGGTCGATTGACATAAAAAATTAATAGTTAGATCTATTATATTAAGTACTTTTTATTGGTGCAAGTTAGGCATACACCTTCTTGCCATCATCAATAGCTTTATCTATTGCAGTAAAATCTTCTGATGTCCAGATAGAAGCCGTTCCATCAACTTTTCTGCAACCCTTTACAATTTGAAGATGCTCTACGTTACGCTTAATTTTGTCTTTGTATTCATCTTCAGATTCATCAGATGTTTTGGCGGTATTGATGATAGTTACGCTATCACAAGCAGCAGAAAAGACTGCTGCAATTTCATCTGCGGTTCTTTCTTCCATGATTAAAAATTAAATTAATTGTAGTTTACTTTGTAAGATTAAATGATTTTTATCAACTTCTACCAAGATATGTACCTGATCCTGACTGACCCACTGAAATGCCAGATGCTTTACTAATACCAAAACCTGCAAGCCCACCTGACCCACCACTTCCAGGGCCAGCATCACTATCAAAACCTGAAGGAAAATCATGGTCAATGGTATAACCATTACCTCCAGAATTACCATTACCTCCAGAATTACCATACGAACCTCCATTTCCACCTGAACCACCACTAACATTGCCATTGAAAACCCCATAACCGTATTGAGCTTCCGTAGAAGCTCCACCACTTGATCCATTTTGGCTTCCATGATTATAACCTTGGCCTCTTCCACCATTACCACCTGCTCCACCATATCTATATAGCCAAGGGCCATTTGTGTACCAAGCACTTTCTCCTTCACCGCCACCGCCGCCACCGCCGCCGCCAGCACGAATAGTTCCATTATTAACAATGGTTATATTGTTTGAATTTACCCTTATAGCATTACCACCTGCACTACCACCTGAACCTGATACAGAACTTTGATTTCGGCCATCATCACCACCAGCTCCACCAGCTCCACCAGCCCCTGATACCGTTCCGTTAACATTTATTGTTAATGTTCCTCCCATTCCTGATTCTGCTGTTAGTGCGTTATTACCTGTTGTTGTTGCTCCAAGTTCTACACCACTAGGTATCGTATAAGATTTAGCTACGTTAGCAGCCCAATTCGTTCCAAAAACATTGCTTAAAGAAACGTTAGTTGCATTACTAGCTGTCGCTGCAACAACATTACTCGTACCATAAAAATCATTAAAGCTTATTTCTCCTGAAGCTGGTATGCCAGAGGCAGCATCATAATATTCATTAATTGAAATTGGATGCACTCCGCCAAATTCATCTTGTATATCTTGAAGACTAATAGGTCCAGAACTAGGTAATCCCATTTATTTTTTTAATAGTTGGATTTCACGATTTAAATCCTTTACAGCTTCTATTAATAAAGCCACTATGTTTCCATATGCTACTGATTTATATTCTCCATTTTCAACAACCTCTGGTAATATTTTTTCAACCTCTTGTGCGATAACTCCAATACTTTTTTGTTTTGTATCTTTTCTGCTATATGATACACCTCTTAAATTTAAAATTTTAGTTAAAGCATCACTAATTGTATTAATATCTTCTTTTAAAGCAACATCTGAAAAAGCTGTAATATTTCCTGTTGCAGTAACAGATCCAGAAACAGATAAAGTTGATCCGTCATAAGTTAATCCTGACTCCCCTTCTAAGGTATTAGCAGTTCCAGAACCAGTAATAACTCTATTATTAGCATTATTATTTATTGTTGTTCCAGATACAGCAGACCAACTGAGATTACCATTAGAGTCAGTCTTTAAAAACTGACCATTAACTACATTATTGGGTAATGTAAGAGTATAGTTTGCTCCAGCACTATGAGGTGGCCCTTGGATTGTTATACCATGACTATTTACTTCACAATTTAACTTAAAACGTCCAGCACCATTACCTCCATTTCCACTTACACCTTTGAAAACAACAGCACCTGTTCCATTTGGAGTGAAATCAATATCGCCATTAGAAGCAGAAATAATATCTCCAAATACTGTAATGTTCCCAGACGAATCTATACGCATACGTTCGGCAACAGTAGACCCAGTATGAAAAGTAATTGGATTACCGTTGTCACATCTTATTGATAATTTGTTACTTGAATATAAGAGTGTTCCAGGTCCAGTTACAGAGTTATTACTGTATGAACTACCAAGTCTTACAAGCTGAGTATTAGAAGATCCCGAAGTAAGTCTAATACCTTTACTACCACTACCTAAATTAGATTCAGTATCTACATCTAAATTCAATAAATCACTTGGACTTGCTGTACCTATACCTATATTTCCAGACGAATCTATACGCATTTTTTCGGTTTCATTAATACCAAATACTATTGCTCTAGAGGCTGAGTTATGGTAAATGTTCATCGCAGTACCATCAAGTGCAATAGCACCTGAATATCCACTACCGTTTACTTTTAATTGACCATTCCCACTAGAGTCCATAGAGACATTACTTCCGCCATCTATGGTTGCTCCATTACTTGTAGTCTCAAACTTTTTACTACCGTTGTGATATAAAGATACAGCACCGTTAGCAACAGCAGTTAGAAAAAATTCAGTATCGTCAGCAGTCTTTATCTGTAAATCTGTAGCTAATATATTAAGATCACCTGTACCTGTATCTTTTATCCAAGACTCTGATCCATCGTGATAAATTTTTAAATCTTGACTATTTCCAAATCTTAGCTTTTGGTTATCAACAAGATCTATATTGGTGGCAAGATCCGATCCAGTGATAGTACCAGCTTTAATACCTTCAGTAGTAACTTGTGTTAATGTCATTTACTCTCCTTTATCTGCTATTAGTTTAGCTTTCCATATAGCTTTGACACTATCAGTCCATACAGCATTGCAAACTGCTGCAACCTCTGCTGGTTCTGCTGATAAATCAGTATCTACTAAGTTATCTGAACTATCTAACGTGCCAACTTGCAGCACATATCTTCTAAAAGACCTTGTAAGTTCTTTATCATCTTTTTTAATGACTGTTGCTTCACGAACTTGCACCGTTTTATATATACCAACAACTTCTATTTTGTCGTATTCGATTGATTCAGTTAATGCCATTAGGATTAATCTCCGATTAAAACAGGTTTAGGCTTAGTTTTAAGACGTAGCTTCGGTCTTATTGTGAGTAGGACATAGCAAATTCTAATTTTCCTGATGAATTTAGCAGTTTGTAATTTATATCAGTATTACTTCCACGCATTAACATTACATTACTTCCGTTAAATCTAAAATTAGTTACTGTCTCTAATCTTGAGTCTGACATTATATTTGTAAATTTACCAAAAGAAAAAAGACAAGAATTATGGTCATTATTACCTGTAAAAGGTAGTCCTCCAATACCTACCGCAGATCCATCGTCTGTATCTAATCCAGAAGCAACATCTAAAATTCCTGTAAGATAAATAAATCTACCAATTTTTGTATATCTTCCTGTTTGAGAATTAAATGTGGGAGTGTTTACATTTATAAAGACAGGAGTCCATGTGCCTTCTTCATAGTCGTCAAGTGCGTTGGCTGCTGCGGTATCTCCGTTAAAGGTTAAGCCATCAGGTGTAAATCTACCAACTTCTCCAGAAGCATCATTAAAAGTTAACGCTCCACTATTTGAATAATTTAATTTAAAATTATCAGATGAATGCTCGTAGATAATTGCACCCGCAGCAGTGCTGGCAGCATCACCAAATCTTAATTGTGTTTGTCCCGAAGATAAGAATTGAATACCTGTACTAGTTGTTCCTTCAACAACCATATCGCAATTACTATTAGGAGTAGGTGCTGAAGATAATGCACCATCTTGAATATGTAATTTTAAACCAGGACTTGTTGTACCTATGCCTACTTTTCCAGCTTCTCTTATAGTCATTCCTATCCCAACAGCACCACCACCACTGTTAGTACCTAAATCAAGCCTTGTACTACCACCAGATGAATGGGAAGCAATCGTTGCTATGCCTGAATCAGTTTCATAATATAATTGAAGTCCGTTAGTACGAGATGTCGTGTCAAAAACAGTAGTTGAACCAGGAAAACATATATTTCCATTAAAATCTGCTTCTATTACTTCTCTTGTTGAACTTCCTCCAGATTGATTATTAAATGGAACTCCTAATCTTAATATTCCATCAAAACTATTGCTTCCTCCTTCATCAAGTTTTATATGACCTAATGCCTGTCCACCAGAATGTACAAATCCTAGTTGAAGTCTTGCCTGATTAGCTGTACTTGCATCATGGGTAGCAGCATTTAAAAGTATATTAGCTCCTGTTCCACCAATAACTTCTAAATGTGATGATGGACTTGTTGTCCCAATTCCTACGTTACCAGAAGAATCTATTGTGAATCTATCTGTTGAATTTGTCGTATCTTCTATTGATAACTTTCCACCATTTACATTAATCTTAAAGTCAGAATTTTCATTAGTGTCAATAAATCTTAAACGAGGTGCTGTACCTTGTATTGTTACTTGTTCTCCATTGAATGTTCCTTCTCCTGTTGCTGTTACATTGCCTGTAACACTTGTATTCTCTTTTAATAAAATTTGAGTTGTATCGAACAAAGCAATTTGCGTAGCAAAATTTGCTGTTAATATTTCAAACCCTGTATCACTTCCAAACTGTATTTTTCCAGCACCATTATCTAAAAATCTTGAGTGTGAACCTGAGTGAAAAATTTCTAAGTCATCGCTAGTACCCAACTTTATTTTCGAATTATCAGGCAGATCAATATGGCCTGTAGTAGCAATATCTTGACTACCAAAGTCAGGAGAAATTTTTGTCCCTGCTATCGCTGCACTTGCGTTTATATCCGCATTTACAATCGCTCCATCAACTATTTTTGCACTTGTAACCGTATTATCACTTGGTTCTCCTATCCCACCTGACTCCTGAAAAACAATAAAATCAGGAGCAGCAGGTAGATTTGTTGCAGTCTTAAATCTAGATCCATCAATTATAAATCCTGTAATACCACTTGTTGATGTACCTGAATTAGGTTTTTGGATAACACCAGAAACACTCACTAATAATGTATTAGCTGCTGACGGACTTATTGCAGTCGTAGTTCCAGCAGTAACAAGAGTAAA